AAATAAATATTGTCTAAAAAATTATAAATCATAATTAATTTATAATAATAAATTAATTATATCTAAAATATGCATTTAAAATTACTGTTATACTTTTCTTAATGCAAATGTATTAATTTTTATTCAATATATAAAAATATTATTTGTAATAATATTTTATATTTATATAAATTTATCGTTTAAAAGTAGATCTATTTTCAATTCTTGAGGAAGTTCCAACAATTCTTGGATCGGGAACTCTATTAAAATTACCATCCAAATATTGAAATTGATGTTCAAAAGGATTTCTGTTATCAATAGAAGATTTTCTTGTATTACCACGTCCTGCAAGTAAATCTACATCTTGCCATAATCTTGTAGCTTCAGGACTTCCTGTATAATGAGTTGGTCCTCCAATACCTTGTTCTAAACCTGAAATCATACCATTACCAAATTTCCAGTCAGAACGATTTTCATTAGTTAAATTATTATTACCAATTGTATAATCAATTTGATTAGAAAATTGAACTTTTTTTTTTGAGGCTAAATTTGGTACTGAATGTTTATATTTGGTATCAAATTCATTAGTTATTAAATTATTTGAATCTAAAATATCATTTATTTTATCAATTTGTTGAATAATATTTGTTTTATTCATATTAAACATTTGTGATCTAGCAAAATCTTGAGTATCAAATTCTATTTGAGGTCTAGTTGAATACATATCTTCAGTATAATATCTATCAGGTTCATCTTTTACACATCCCATTGGATCCCAAATTCTTGGATTATTAGGATCTTTCCATTTATGTTTTTGTTGATGTTTTTTCATTTTTTTATTATAATCATTCATTGTTTGTTCTAATTCACTCATTAATTCAAATTTAGGTTGTGTATTATCATAATTTTGATTTTCATCAAATGTACTATAAATATCTGAGCCAAATTTTCCTTCAGAACCTTTAACATTAGTTTTTATAATTTTTGTCAAAGTTTTTCCTCTTTTTATTCTATCAATTAATTTGTGCATAATTATAAGATCTTCTTCTGTAACACCAAATCTTTTTTTAAAAAAATATTCTTCATCAATTCCATTTTCTTTATAATGTTTTTTTGTTTTTAAATATTCAACCCAAATTGGAATTTTAGAATTTAATAATGGGTTTTCCGCAATATTTTGTTTATAACTATTACAAAATATTTCAATATCTTCTTCTTTAAAATTATCCATTAAATGTTATTATATTATAAATAGATTATTTTAATTTAAATTAAACTAATCATTAAATAAAAATATTTTTTATAAATAATTTATTAAACCTGTTGAAAGAATTTTATTTGGTATATTTGTATTTTTTACATAATAAAAACATTTATGATTTATTGTTATATTATCAAATGATTTTATAATTTGATATTTATTATTTGGTACATTTTTACTAACACCTATTGATAATCCCATTGAAATCATTATATTTACTTGAAATAATGTTCCATATACAATTTCTCCTAAATGAACTTGAGATAAAACATCTTTAAAATTTTTACTATATACTGATTTTTTATTTCTATTTAATTTTGGAATAGTTAATTTTTTTGCTAATATTTCTGGTTTTTTATCTTGAATTATTAAATCATATGGTATTTTATTAACTAATTGTCTATCAGATGTGTAAATAAAACCTAATATCATATTTAATGCAAATGGTATTTCAAGACAAACAATATTTTTATTTTTATCTATCATTAAAAATATTGGTACATCAGTTAATTCTATAAATTTTGTTTTTGATTTGGAATATCCTATTAAATAATCTGTAACAACACGAGGTTGATAATAAAATGGTATTTCTAATAAAAAATTCCAATCCAAATTAAATGTTGCAATATTTTCATATGTTTCATTATCAGGTTGTAATGATATTTTATAAATTTCTTCTATTTTTTGTATATAATTTGTATTAAAAGTTTGTCCAGAATTATTTATTGGTATTGTAATTAATAATTTTCCAGAATCTTCAAATACTTCTGCATATCTTTTCATATCAGATACTATACTATCTTTATTTTTTATACCTAATAATTTTATAAATTTATCTGTTGATGGATTTTTTGATAATAAAATTAAAGTTTTCCAAATATATCCTAAAGCAAATGGACTTGATACATCAATAATTATTTCAGATTGTTTTTGTTTTGCTAATTCATATTCAAAACCTAAACAATCTGCTTCTATTTTACAAAAACCATTATCTTCTTGTACTCCAGATAAATTATTATTATATGCCATTTCTAACATATTTGAATTTTTTGAGTTTGGAGATTTGTAAGATGTATTATTTGAAAAATTATTTTTATTGTCTAATTCTAATTCTGCATACATATCATTTTTATTCCATGTTGTTATTGTCGGAGACCAATTATTTTTTTCATTTGATTCCATTATGTATGGTGTTGATAATAAACTCTTTTTATTATTAGTAGTACTTCCACCTAACATTGGCATTCCATATGAATCTGATAAATTAAATGATGATGTATCTATTGTATCATTTGTATTTGAAAATTTATTAAACATTTCTCTATCATTTAAAATTTGCTTATTTGATTCTAATTTATTCTTATTTAAATCTATTTCTCTGCTAAAAGCAGGTGTTATATTTGATTTTTTATTAAATAAATGTTCTTGTGAATTATTATCATCTAATTTTGTAAAATTTGCATAATTATACATTTTATAATTTTTATTTATATAATATATTTTTATTTTTTTATATTAATTTATACTCAACTATTAAATATTTTTTTATTACTAATATAATACTATAGTCATTAAACATAATTTTTAAAAATTATTTACCAAATAATAAATCTGTTAAAGAATTTTGTAAATTATTTATTAGTTGATTAAATTATATGTTTTCCAAGAATAATTATAATTCCATTTATAATTATTTTCTGTTTTTAAATATGCTTTAATATTATAATACAATTTTATTATTTGATATGACATTTTATATAATTTTTTTAATTTTTTTATTGCAATATATAAAAAGTATATAATATATATTTATTATTAAATAATGTGAGTTCTTAACTTTTACTTTTTATATTATTTCATTAAAAATCTTATTATTTTTTGATATTTTAATTTTTTTATTAAATTTGGTGAATTTTTTACTAGATAATCAAAATAAATAAATCTAATGTTTAAATATAATAAATAATTAGATAAATTATTTATTGGTTTATTAAATATATTATTAAATTTGATAAGTTATCTATTACTTTATTAAAATGTTTGCTTATGTTAAATATAATATTGAATTTAATGAGTTATTTATTACTTAATAATTCAAGATTTTGTATTGAATCTGGAAAATTATGAAATGCGTCATAAGATATTGTTTTTTAATTATTACTTAATACAAAAATTTATAAATATAAGTATATATTTTATCTTAAATAAATTATATTTATCTATTTAAATTTTGTAAAATCTTGGGTATAGATACAAATTTATAGTATGATTATATATTTTATTAATAATAATAAATAAATAATTATAATTTATAATATTTATAATTATTAGTATAACTATATTTATTATTTAAATTATTTTAAATAAACAAATTTCTGATTTTTAATTTTTTTTTTACATTTAAAATTAACATTTTTTCTATAAGGGGTATTTATTAATCTTTTAATGTACTTTAATAAGGCTTCTAATATACTTATTACTATAAAAATAATACATTGTCTTATATACTTTTCTTAATTCATATATATTGAATAAAAATGATTTTTATATATTTTAAATATAATTTAATAAGGCTTCTAATATACTTATTACTATAAAAATAATACATTATCTTATATACTTTTCTTAATTCACATATATTGAATAAAAATTGATTTTTATACATTTTAGATATAATTTTTATTATAAAAAATGGAAGAAACTAATAAATATATTTTAGATGGTAAAAATATTTGTATTAATTATATGCCCAATACACATATTTATATTAATATTATTTTAATAAATTCTTTAAGAAATTATGAAACATATATTAAAAATTATGAATTAAAAAATAATATTCAATTAAATCAATTTAATCAAATTATTAATAAATGTTTAAAAAATGAGCCTAATTATAATATTCAATGGATTTATAATTCAGATAGTTTATCAATTAAATTTAGTGCTATATTTGATGGATTTTTTAATATTGAACAAGAAATAGTACTTAAAGAAATAATATTGTCTTGTGAACAATCAATAACAATGAAAATAATTAATCTTGAAACAATAATTGAGGAAGAAGTTAAAGAATTAAATAATGAAATTAAAAAACAAAAAGAAGAAATTTATAATTTAAAAAATGAAGATATTATTTTTGCCATTAATGAAAAAATATTTCCTAATGATAAAAAAATATTTGGTAATTTTTTCAAAGTTCCAAAATTAACTGAAACATTAGATTTGAGAATTAAAATTGATAAAAGTTATAAATGGATTGGAAATTATATTGATTTTAATAAATTATCAAATTTAAAAACTATAATAATTTACTCAAACTCTTTTGGTTATGAAAAAGAAATTATAGATATTTACAATTCAAGTAGTGGTTATCATAATTATATCTCTAACAATCTTTATGCATCTACATATTATTTTAATAAATTAACAAATATATTTGATAGTGAATTAATATATTTACCAAGTGTATTAGAAATAGAAATTGAAAATAAATGTTGTTTTCAACCTCCAAAAGAACTAAGATCATTGGAAAATTTATCAAAAATTACATTTATAAATTATGGAATTTATACATTACAAGTAAATAATTTAATAATGAATATAAAAAAATTAAAACATATTGTATTTAAATCATGTTTAAATATTGAAAGTTTAGATACAATAAATAAATATTGTGATGAAAAAAAAATAATAGTAGAACATTGCTAAGTTATAAATAATAATATTCAAACATATTTTTTAATTAAAATAATTATAAATATAATTTATTTATCATATTTAAAAAAAATTGAAAAAATAAATTAACTGTTAATATTTAATTATCTAACAAATTAAAACATAATAAATTAAAACATAATAATATGTCATTATTTTGGGGTAAAAAAAGTTAATTTTTGGGATGGAGTATCAATAAATGATTATACTTTAAATTCTTTATATGGAAAATTTGTATCAATATTAACATCATTATTAAATCTTGAGAATAAAGATTTAATAGAAATAAATGATAAATATAAAATTCCAACAGTCATAGTAATTGGTTCAGAATCAAGTGGAAAATCATCATTATTAGAAAATATAATAAAATGTCTGATATTTCCAAGAAATTCAAATATTTGTACAAAACAACCAATAAAACTTATAATAAAAAATGCAAAAACAGAATCAGAAATTGAGTACTCAATAATCTATAATAATATTAAAAAAATAATAAAAGATAAGAAAGAAATAGTAAATGAAATTGAAAATATAATGAATAAATTAAAACCAGATGAAATATCCCGTGAAATAATAACAATAACATTATGTGATTTAAATTTATCAAATTTTGAATTTATTGATTTACCAGAAATAAGAGCATATCCAGAAAAAATGGCATCATCTACAATAAAATTAGCAGAAGATTATATGTTAATACCAAATACAATAATTTTATGTGTTGTTCCTGCAACAACACCTAGATTAACATCATATAATCCAATAGCATTAATAAAAAAACACAATATGGAAAGTAATACAATAATTGCATTAACAATGTGTGATAGAGTTCAGGGATTAAATGTTTATGAACTTATAGTAAAAAGAATAATATTTGAAACAGATGAAATAGAAAATAATATGTTTAGTGGTTGTGTTGGAGTAATAAATAGAACACATGATGATTTAATATCTTTAGAAAATAATGATATTAAAGAAAAAAATGGTTTGTAGAAAATATAATAAATGAAATACCAGATAATTTTGATGAAACAAATAAAAAAAAAATAATAAATAATATTACAATTTTAAATTTAATAAAAAATGTTGATAAATTATATAGTGTATTCATAAAAGAAAAATGGATACCAAAAACAATAGATTATTTAGAAAATGATATTAAATCATTAGAATCAAAATATAAAAATATAGGAGAACCTATTGAAAATATAGATAAAATATTATTAGAAGAATCAATTTATGAAATAAGTTTAAAAATAATTAATAAAATTACAAATAAATTATCATATGATTTTATAAATAAATATTTTTTTGATAATATTTATGATTATAAAAATTCAAATAAAAATATTAAAAATCATTCAGAGTATATTATAAAATCATATATTAATTTTATTATTAAAAATTTTTCAAAAAAATATCAAAGTAAAAGTAAAAATAAAGATGTAAATAAAGATGAAAATGAAGATGAAGATGAAGATGAAGATGAAGATGAAAATAAAAATAAAGATGAAAATGAAGATGAAGATGAAGATGAAGATGAAAATGAAAATATAGAAGAACAAAATAAGAATATAATTAAGTTAAAAAATAAATATATTTTATCTTTTACAAATATTTTATATGGAAAAGAATTATTAAGACAAAAACCTATTAAAATTTATAGATTTGAAAATTTATGTGAAAAAACATCAAAAGAAATATTAGAAAATATGATAAAATTATTAAATGATGATTTTGAAAAAATATTATGCAATATAATATCAAATGAAATAATTAATAATTATATAATATCTGTAAAAAAATTTAATAATATATTTATGTTTTTATGGAGAAAAGTAGTAAATAATATAAATATATCAAAATATGATGAATTTATAAATTTAAAAGAATCTGATTCAATAATAGAATTAAGAAATTGTATAAATGATGAAATAAATAAAGTAAATGATATTAAAAATAATATAATTAAATTAAAAAATTTTGAAAATATGTAAAATAATTAATTAATATCTGGTTTTTTAATTATTTTTGCTTTTATTTGTTTGTTTCTTTATATATTAAATATATAAAGAAATTTCTTATAAATATAATAATTTTATTCGTGATTTTAACAAAACACTAAATAATTTATAAGTTCATTAAAAGATATGTATATATATATCTTAACAAATAATAAAATTTTAGAAATATAAAAAAAAATTAAAAAATATTTTAGAATGTCAAATAATAGAATATTAATTTAATATAAATATCACAATGAATTATTTTTTTTATAAAATAATAAATATATAAATAATATTTTATTTTTCTAAATATATTAATATAATGAATAATAATACTGAACAATATTTATCATATCAATCAGATTGTGCAGAATGTGGAAATAAACCATGTAATTCTGTATATAATAATAGTGGATTACCAACATTTAAAACTAATGTGTGTACAAATTCAGGATTTAATTATGGTTATTCAGGAAATTTAGCATATGATCCAGAATTTATTCATGATGATATAGAACAAAGTACAGCTCCTTTGATGTCAATATTAGATCCAAATAGAGTTAAAAGTTGTTCTCAATGTTTAAGTTTAAATGGACCAAGAGCTGGTCATAATGGTTGGGGAGATTCAATACCATTAGCAAATCCATCAATAACACCTGCTCAAGATTTAGTAGATATTGATTCAATAATGTCAAATAGAAATGTAAAACAAGACAGATCTAAAAAAGGACATGTAAATATGGTTGATGTTTTTAAATTTAAAACATATGATGCAAAATTATGTGATAGAGGATTGGATCCATTAAATTCTACTTTAACATATCCAAAACAATTATATAGAGAAATGTCAATAAATAGATTTTATGACTTGAATATAAATCCACAAGCAAATATTTATTATAATTGGGCAGTTAATTCTCAACTTGAAGCCAAAGATAATTATGATTATCCATATCCTTATTTTATTGGTATGGATGAAAGTTTACCTAAATCATTAAAAGGTAAAACAAGACCATGTAAAACAGTATGTAAAGAAAATTGCAATACTAATGTTTATGAAGGTAAAGAATGGGGAAGAATGGATAAAGAAGCAGGAGAATCAGAATCTGAATATACTGGTTCTGAATCTGATTCTGATTATGGACCATAGATTTTTTTATAATTACTTTTTATAAATTAATATATTATATTAGAAATTATCTAATATAATTTTATATTATAATATTTCAACAAAATTTTTGTATTAAATTATATAAAATAAAAAATTGAAATAAAATATATTTGAAGAACCTTTAAATAAAATTAAAATACAATTAATCTAATTATATAATTAATCTAATTATACAATTAATCTAATTATACAATCAATCTAATTATACAATCAATCTAATTATACAATCAATAATGTCTTCAGTCAATGAAATTTTATGCATTCATAGTGTAATTTACAATGATTTACATTCTTTTAAAAAAGAAAAGTATGGAAGATATAATAATCCAAGAAAAATGCGGTATAATATAAAGGGTGATAAAAAAAGAAGATTTAAAATTTATAATTTAAATAAACTTGAAAAAAGAATCAGATCACGTAAAGGTGGACATAGAAAAGATATGCAAAATGAAGAATAAACAATTATTTTTATAAAGTTATTGGAAACTAAAATAATAAATATTTTTTCTTCCATTTATTTAGATAATTAGTAATTTTTTGAATATCAACAGTTAAAAAATATTTTGAATTTTTATAATCATCAAAAGTATTTATAAAATCTTTTAATATTAAAATTTTAACTTTAACATCATCACAAGATAAATAATTATTAGGTTCTTCATTTATATAAGTTAAAAATGAAACTGAAGATTCATCTGATATTGGATGAAAATCTTCCCAAACATTACGATATGTTTCATAATTATTATAAATAATTTCAAAATCAAATAATATATTACAATATTCATCATTATCATGATTATTTAGTAAATCAATTTTTGATTCAATAATAGTACTTAAATGAATTTTAGATAATCCGCTCAAATTATTAATATTAATTGATTTAATAATATTATAATCATTAATTACTTCTTCCATAAAATATAATAATTAATAATAAATTTAATAAAAATCAATTTTTTAACAATAAATAGGCATTAAGAAAAAGTATATAAGGTAAGATATATAATTTAAAATAATAAGTGCATTTAAGAACAATTTTATATATTAAATATATAAGAAGATTTATTATGAATTAAGCATATAAGAAGATAAATAATTATAAAAAATATTATAAATAATAATTTTCAACCTTATAAATAGAAAAAAATAAAAATTAAAAAAAACTAATGCCTTTATTATAAAAAATAAATTTATTTTAAATAACTAATATAATTATACTTATTATAATAAAAAAATATAAAATTAAAATTTTTTATTTATTATTAATAAAATATATAACACACTATAAATTTTGCATCTATATATTAATATTAATTAAATA